CTAGTACCGGACGGGGTAAAACAAGGGGCTCAGGGAGCCGTAGAGACGGTAGTACCGGCGGCTCTCCCAAGTCCATTACTTATCACCAAACAAACCACGTTCCAAAACATCAACAGCAGCGTCATCAACAGTGTTGTCAGACTTTTCTGCCAGTTTACGGAGCAGGTCAACGATAAGGCGCTTTACTTTGTCGCTACCAAGAAACGACATCAATACGGGGCGAATAAGGGCGATCATAATCATTCAGTAGGAAGGACGGCTGTGCCAGCAGCAATTGCGGCATTAAAAGGTGCAAGATCTTCGGTAGTCCAATAATCTTTAGCAACCATAATTTGCAGGTGTTCGACATTGCGACGAACATCGTCAACTTGCTGATCGTTGCGCGAAGACAAAGCAACCAGTTCATTGATTAAAGTAACGCTATCACCAGCATCAGTGTAGTGTTTTGCAATTTCTTGAGGTGTAATAGTCATAGTTAAATTTAGGCAGCCTCCAATGCTGCAAGACGTGCTTCAAGAGCAGTGTTTTTAGCAGACAGTTCTTGCACCGCTTTTACCAGCGGCATGACGAACATTTCATAGCTGATGCCTTGAATCTGGTCCTCATTAACTGTCCATCCAGCAAAGTCTGTGACGTTGTGATCGTCCAAGGCTTGCTTAACTTCTTGAGCAATGAAACCATACATCTTGTTGGTGTAATCAGCTTCAGTTTTGTCTGCGTCATATCCATACAAATCGCTGTCAAGCTCTGAGGGCGCTTTCCATTTATAGGTAACAGTGCGCAGGTCATTGATAAAATCAAGACCCAAATCAGTGTTGGTTTGGATGTCCTTTTTCAGGCGAACATCTGAATCACGAGTCCACGATGCATTTGAAGTGAACTGGTTGTAAACACGATTTCCACTTTTGCCAAAGGTAAAATAATTTGCACCGATTGAATCGATATTTACGCCAATAGTTATTGAATCAGCTCTTGCAGCAGTATTGGTGTCTGATTGGTAACCGATGCAGATGTTTGAGTGACCGGTGGTAAGGCTGTCTCCAGCTTGGTGCCCAATACAAGTGTTTGCGTATCCGGTTGTTATAGCTGCACCAGCAGCTCTTCCAAAAATGTTGTTGCCAAAACCAGTTGTGTTTACTGGCATTGCATCATGACCTACGGCAACGTTGTTATTTCCGCTAGTAGTTGCTGCTGCTGCGTTGTAACCAACGGCAGTGTTTTGATTAGCAGTGTTGTCTTGTAGAGCATTTGCGCCAACAGCAGTGCAATGGATAAAACCACTGCCATCTCTCATAGCTCCGTCACCGATAACAGTGTTTTGACCACCAGTCGTGCTGCTTTGCATGGCTTGGTAGCCCACCGCAACATTGTTGTTTTGCGTATAAGACGACAAAGCTGCGTATCCAATAGCTACGTTTCCGCTGCCTGTTTGGCTTGCATCAAGCGAGTCAGAGCCGACCGCCACGTTTGAATGACCAGTTGTATTTACAGCTAAAGCACTACGACCCACCGCAGTGTTGTTATTAGCGGTAGTGTTTGCGCCTAGCGCACCTTCTCCAACAGCAGTACAGTAAGTACCTGTAGTGTTTGCATCAAGAGCAGATTTACCAACGGCAGCATTACCGCTGCCAGTAGTATTTGCTTTTAAGGTGTCTTTGCCCACAGCAACATTGTTAGATCCGCTGGTATTTACGTTCAGTGCCGCGTAACCAATTGCAACTGTGTCAGTAATACCTGTAGCTGCATCAAGTGCGTTTACGCCTATCGCAACGTTTCGTGCTCCAGTTGTAAGATTTCTGCCAGCTTGAACCCCAATGCCAACATTATTACTGCCAGAAGTATTGTCCTGAAGAGCTTGATAGCCAAAAGCAGTGTTGTTACTAGCAGTAGTGTTTTCCTCTAGAGCTTGATAACCGTACGCTGTGTTGTAATTTCCAGTTGTGTTGGCAGACATACATTCAACACCCATTGCTGTATTTCTGCCGCCACCCGTATTGGCTTCCAGTGCGCCTTTGCCTACAGCCGTGTTGTAACTGCCATCGGTGTTGGCTCCAAGAGTATTTGTGCCTACAGCGGTGTTATTAGATCCAGTACCAGCACCGTCGCCTACCAAAACACCGTCAACAGTAACCTTACCTGTGTTGTCAATCGAGACACCACCATCAGATGTGGTTAAGTTTTCAATTTTATTAGCTTTAAGTGTACTCATTCTGCTGCCTCCAGTGCTGCGACTTTAGTTTCTAGGGTTTCAATCCTAGTCATTGCCTCCTGCAATGCCTTAACGGCTTTCATATAGAGCACAGAATAATTGACTGACTTGATGGACTCAAGCTGATTTCCATCTGCATCTAAAACTGTTTCACCTTCTCTAACATCAGTTGTTTCGACCAATCCAGGAGAAACGTTTTCAACCTCCTGCGCGATCAAACCAAGCTGAGTATGTGTTTGGTGTCCGGTGGCTTCTCTAAAGTTATACTTACGAACCTGTAAAGCTTTGATGTCGTTCCACTGCGAAGTGGCATCGACAATGTTTTCTTTCAAATTAACGTCTGACAAAGAACCGTAAGAGTTGTTTGTATTTTTGACGTTACCGTTAGTATAAATTTCAATAGCACCAGTGCCTAGTTCAATACCACCAGAACTATGTGCTCCATAGAAAAATGTGTTACTGCTACTGGAAGAGGCAATAGATCTAACAGCAAAACCGTATGAATCTGCACGAAGAGTCATACCTCCTACTTGATTTATTTTAATCCGTTGAACATTGTTGGTGTTCATGTGGATCTCTTTCGAGTTAGCACTGTGATTTGATCCAAAAACTTCAATGTTTCCGCTACCGCTACCACCGCCGCTAATGTGCATCTTTGCGGTATTGCTTTGGTTAGCAACTTCGTTGTAGGTTGCATTAGAGGCACCAATCATGATGCCGTTGGTTTGAGTTTTTAGTTTAATAACGTTGTCGTAATAAAGCTCTACAGCCCCATTGCCGAGAATATTGACTCCATTTTCTCCACCTTGAGGCATGATGAAAACATCATCAGCAGCCCTTAAATGCAAATCGTCGCCATTAGAGCGAACATGGAGATCTCCAGTAAGGTTAGTAATAAAGCTGTCAGTGCCATCGTGTTTGACTTCTAAGTCATCACCAGTACCAACCAGGAGTTTGTCGTTGTCATCTAGACTAACGTCACCGTTTACGTCAATACCCGTGCTGGTTTCGACCATACTGGAAAACTCCAGTGAGCCAGCAGTACTACCGTTTTTAACAAATTGATTAGCCGACCCTGTGGTAGTAGGAAGGGTTAGCGTTTTATCCGAACCAGACGGGCTGGTGTCGGCGGGAGCCGCAAGTGATACACTCCCGTCCGAACTTCCTTTTAATTTAATGCTCATTCTGCCTCCGTAATGGAAGCCCGATATGCAGCAATAACTTTATCAGTCCAGAGGGCAGACGCAATCGCCTGCACCTCTGCTACTTCGCCGCTTACGTCGTCGCCAGGAGCAACAACGTGGCGGTGATGGTTGCGTGCCAGTTCGACACCATCCTCTTCGACCACAGTGGTGGTGCGAATTTGGATGACCTGATTAGGCAGGATTTCTTCTTTGTATTCAAGTCGTTTTGTAATAGCCATTAAGGACGTCCTCCAGACGAAATAGGTTTAGGCAGTAGTTCTATAAGCGCCAGAAAGTGCAATTCTGCCGTCAGCGTCATCCCACACTTGTGAGGGGCTTAAATGAACACGGGAACCGCCGCTGTTTGCACCAAGCAATACAATTCTAGTTTCGTTTCCGTTAACATAAGCATGGTCAACACTGTTTCCAAGGTTATATTGCCACGCAACAATCATTCCAGTATCGATATTCCCACTATCAGCCGCAGTAAACGGGAGACCATTTACAGTAGCGTAAGCATAACTGTCACTACCAGAAAGAGCACTAAGGTCGATACTAATATACACGTAAACCAGGTCACCAATTTTTGTGTATCTCCCTAGTTGGTGATTGTAAGAAGCAGAAAATCCTGTGTTGATTGTAGGCGTAAACGTGCCCTCTTCATAATCGTCAAGAGCGTTTGCAGCAGCCGTGTCGCCGTTGAAAGTAAGGCCATTATTTGTGACCCGGACCCGCTCAGCGCCGTTAGTAGCAAACTTAATTCCACCGTTTGCGGTGTGCCAAAAAAATGCGTTACTGGCTGAATCAATTCCAAACTGTAACCCGACTGAGTTTGTAAGTCCGCTAGTAATGTTTAAAGCGTCAAACGTACTAGTTCCAGATTTGTGAAGCGTAAGTCTATGGCTAGGAGAGGTAGTCCCAACACCAAGATTCCCAGAGCCATCAACTCTGATTCTCTCTGTGCCGTCATCAGAAATTTTGAAAACATTACCACCTCTCAACTCAAAACCGCCAGATCCATCAGACAAGCGTATTTGATCTGTGCTTGAGTCGATAGTCAGCGGCTTTGTTGGAGAGGTGGTTCCTATGCCAACTTGTCCAGAGCTATTAACCGTTGCGCGTGCCGTTCCACCAGTAACCAGCTTCAGTTCATTAGTTCCAGCCTGCAAACCTGTATCTGTGTCAGCGCCGGTAAACGCTGGGCTTGCATCTGAATTAGTACCGTTAATTTTTACAGTCATAGTTAAACAATAGTCCAGTTAGAGCCAGAAGGAATGGTGACAGTGACACCGCTGTTGACGGTCATAGGACCAGAGTTGATTACATGACTGCCAGAAGGAATTGAGTAGTCAGCATCAACCGTGTAGGAATGAACAACCGCCCAACGGTTAGTACCACCAGTACCTACTTCAGGGTATGAAGTTCCTCCGATTGCACCCCAAGCAGAGCCGTCGTAAATTTCAGCGGCTGTATCAGTGCTGCTAAAGCGCATGTCCCCTTGAGCTGGGCTGCTAGGACGTTGAGCAGTTGTACCAACAGGTAGCTTCAACGCACCAGTGGATGTAATATCTACACCATCTGCTGTGGTTTCAAGCTTTTTAACACTGTCGTGATAAAGGTCAACCGAACCATCAGTGTTTGCAACCAGCATCTCCTCAGACTGACCTTTTCTTAAAGCAATAGAAGGACCGTCCGCTTCGATAAAAATGCTGCCAGTACCAAGGTCTCGGATTCTGCTATGACTTCCATCGTGCAAGATTCTTAGATCGTCGCCGCTGCCAAAAACAGCAGAAACGTTATCATTAAAGTTAATGTTATTATTGTTAGTGTCAAGCACTCCACCAAGTTGAGGTGAGGTGTCTGATACAACGTCAGTACTAATTGCACCAACTTGGGTATCTACATAGTTTTTAGTAGCAGCATCTTGTGCAGCAGAGGGATTAGCAACATTTTTGATTTGATTGCTGTTTACACTAATCTGACCAGTACCATCAGGGGCAAGGCTGAGGTTAGTGTTGGTGTTAGTAGTAATAGTTCCGCCTACTTGGATATTACCACTACCATGTGGATCAATAACAATATGACCGTTAGACGTGCTGGTAATCGTTTTACCATTAACATCCAGGTCACCACCAAGCTGCGGTGTTAGATCTGACAACAGGTTAAATGCAATAGAACCTTCAGGGATGGTAACAAAACCAAGCCGTTGGTCTACTTCAAAGAACGGATCATCAGTTTGATTACCGCCAACTGTAAACTTACCATTTTGGTCAGTAACAGCAGTCCAGATTTTACCGTTGTCAAGCTCAACCTTTTGGTTAGCATCTACAGGTACACCACCATTTTCAGGCAATGCGCGGTAGTCAGTACCGCTACCTACGTACTCCATAGTATGACCACTAGAAGCGATCATTGACCTAAGGAAGAACGATACAGCAGCACCATCGCTAATTGCACCGTTAAGACCAAGGTTAGAACTACGGTTGCTAGGATCCGGTCGGCTGATAGTTACAGTCCATCCTGAACCATTAGCAGTAGCAGACAGAACTGGGTAAGTAACACTGTTAACAGTTACCAGCATGTTGCCTTGTGGACGGGTAGCAGAACCATGCCATCCGCTAGCAGCAGTAGGTGCGTCAATGTTAAACGTAGTAGAACCGCTATCCTTAGCACCATCTACCGTAGAAGTAAAGATTGCGGTAGCAGATTTACCGCTAGCAATCAGACCATAACGACCAAAATCACTTGTAGATGCGGCAAGGTTTGCTTGACCACCGTTAATACAAGTAATATGTGCGTGGTTAAAAAACGCATAACTACTGGTAGCCTGCATGTATCCATTGTTAGTAACAAAGATACCAGGTGCATCTAGACCAGTATGGGTATAACTGTCACAGACAATGGATCGCAATGGAGAGTTAGCGTGTGGTACAGAACCGTCAACCAACAAACCACCACCAGTTGGCGCAGAATCAAGGTCACCTGCTCGTCCTTTGTCTTCAGTACCTGCATAGAAAGCGAGATTACTGTTGTCAATTTCAGAGTCAGAGAAGTTCGTACAGTTTGAAACATACGGTGACTTGTAGATCATCGCATTATTGTAAAATGCAACGTTCCAGCCTTGAGTAGGAGGCAGACCGTAAGTAGCGTTTTCCCACAAAGAACCAGAGGCACCACGGGTACCGCTAGCTTTCATACCAGTAAACGTTAGGTTCCTCAGGTATGTACCGCTGTTAACCTCAAACATTGTTGCGGTTTCAGTAGCAGCAGTTGGGTGTACAATACAGTTACGTACAGACTCACCAACAATAGCAACGTCACGTTTTTGGATTTGAATGGGACATGCTTCCTGGTAAACACCAGGGGCAACTACAACAATAC